TATGTGGATGGATGGACCTAACGGATATGGTAAATTGAAGATTCTTGAAACACCCATGGGTCAACTTGTGAAAACAATGATCGAGGGTGGAGTAAAATTAGGAGTCAGTAGCAGAGGCAGTGGAAACGTAAGCGAATCCACTGGACAGGTTGCTGATTTTGAAATTGTCACAGTAGATGTTGTGGCACAACCCAGTGCACCAAACGCATACCCAGTAGCGATTTATGAAGGACTACTTAACATGCGTGGGGGGCATAAAGTGCTTGACATGGCTCGCGAAGCAAGCGGCGATGCCAAAGTACAAAAATACCTGAAAGAAGAGATGACTCGACTTATCAGGGACTTAAAGATCTAGGAGATCAAAATGCTAGATGCTATCAAACCACTATTGGATAGCGACCTCGTTAATGAGGAAACTCGTTCTGAAATTGCTGAACAATGGGAAGCAAAGATTAACGAAACTCGTAATCAGGTTACTGCAGAACTTCGTGAGGAGTTTGCACAACGCTATGAGCATGATAAATCTACTATGGTTGAAGCCTTAGATCGTATGGTTACTGAAGGTCTAACTACTGAGATTGCTGCTATCGCTGAAGAGCGTAAAGCAATTACAGAAGATCGTGCCAAGTTTGTTGCAAGAATGCAAGAATCAAGTGGTACGTTTGACCAATTTTTAGTGAAAACACTAAGTGAAGAGATTAAGGAATTAAAATCTGAAAGAGCAGATCAGCAAGCACTTGTAGGCAAACTCGAAGAGTTTGTTACTGCACAACTTGCAGAAGAAATTTCAGACTTCCAAAAAGATCGCAACGATGTTGTTGAAACTAAGGTTCGTTTAGTTAAAGAAGCTCGTACAAAGTTTGATGAACTTAAAACTAAGTTTGTTAAGCATACAAGCAAAGCAGTAAACGAAGCAGTAACAGGCTATCTAAAAGGTGAAATGACTCAACTTAAAGAAGATATTCAAATCGCAAAAGAAAATACTTTCGGACGTAAAATATTCGAGACTTTTGCATCAGAATTTTCTACAAGTCACTTAAACGAAAATCAAAAAATTAAGGAACTAGAAGCAGCAGTACAAGCGGCTGCCGCAGAAGTTACTCAAGTAAATGAGAGTCTTGAAGAGAAGTCAAAGTTAGTTGAGAGCAAGGAGCAAGAAATTGCTTTGATTAATGAGGGTGTAGAGCGTAAAGAAACACTAAACACACTTCTTAAGCCACTCAACAAAGATAAGGCAGCAATTATGACTGACCTACTAGAAAGCGTACAGACTTCAAAGTTGAAGCCTGCTTTCGATCGTTATCTACCAGCAGTACTGGACGGCAAATCAATGATTAAAGAAAATAAAAAATCAACTATTACAGAAAGCCGCAGTGAAGTTACAGGTAATAAAGAACAAAAAACAGTCCAAGTGGAAGAAGGAAACGATAATATCGTTGACATCCGTAAACTTGCTGGCTTAGCGAAATAAAGTACAACAGAGGAGACAATTAATGTCAGACGTACTATTAGAAAGCCGTTGGGATGATACCAAAGACGCACTTCTTGAAGGTCTAGAAGGTAATCGCCGCAACAGCATGAGTGTTGTTTTAGAAAACACTCGCAAATACTTGAAAGAGGCAGCAACTTCAGGCGCATCAGCATCAGGTAACGTAGCAACACTTAACCGTGTTATTCTTCCAGTTATCCGTCGTGTAATGCCAACAGTTATTGCTAACGAAATCGTTGGTGTTCAGCCAATGCAAGGCCCAGTGGGTCAAATTCACACATTGCGTGTACGCTATGCAGAAGCAGCAGACTCAACAGCGAGTTCACCTTTTGACACAGATACACTAGCAGGTGACGAAGCACTATCACCGTTTAAAATTGCTACAGCATATTCTGGATCACTTACTACAGGTAAGGGTGACGTAACTGCAGCAAAAGAAGGTACAGGCGGTCGTGCGTTAAGTATCCAGATCTTGAAGCAGCCTGTCGAGGCAAAAACTCGTAAGTTGCAAGCTCGCTGGACATTTGAAGCAGCACAAGATGCACAATCAATGCACGGTATTGATGTTGAAGCAGAAGTAATGGCAGCTCTTGCACAAGAGATCACTGCTGAAATCGACCAAGAAGTTCTTGGTTCACTTCGTTCATTAGCAGCAACAGAAGAGACTTTCAACCAGTCAACAGTTTCTGGTACAGCAACATACGTTGGTGATGAGCATGCAGCTCTTGCAGTGCTTGTTAACCGTACAGCAAACAAAATTGCACAGCGCACACGTCGTGGTGCAGGTAACTATGCAGTTGTTTCACCACAGGCACTTACAGTGCTTCAGAGTGCATCAACTAGTGCATTTGCTCGTACAACAGAAGGCACATTTGAGGCACCTACAAATACTAAGTTTGTTGGTACACTTAACGGTGCAATGCGTGTATATGTTGATTCATATGCAGCAGACGATACAGCGGTACTTGTTGGCTACAAAGGCTCAAGTGAAACTGATGCGGCAGCATTCTATTGCCCATACGTTCCGCTAATGTCAAGTGGCACAGTGCTTGATCCATCAACTTTTGAGCCAGTCGTATCATTCATGACACGTTATGGTTATGTTGAACTTTCAAACACAGCGTCTTCACTTGGTAACGCAGGTGACTATGTTGGTGAAGTGGCGATGTCAAACATCACATTCTCATAAGTCGTGAACTTGAAGGAGAAGAGGAATGACAACTAGAGTACTACGAGGTAAGGCTATTTCCCTTGCAACTGCTAGTCATACAGGTAAAGATGGAGATTTATTCTTCGATGATTCAACCAATCAATTCTTTATCTCTGACGGTAGTACAGCAGGCGGTGTTGGTCTAACACTCAGTTATAAACGAAATATTGTGGCAAATACTGCCGCAACACTAGCACCAACAGTTGCACAGTCAGGTAGTATTTTTACTATCAACCGTGCAGCAGGTTGTGTAGTAACACTACCAGCAGCAACAGCAGGTTTAGAGTACAGTTTCCACATTGGAACAACTGTTACTTCAAACACATTTACTGTTAATGCTGCAACTAGTGCAGACGTACTACAAGGCGCCCTTATTATGATTGATAAGGACAACGTCGGTAGTGTAGTTGCTACTAACGCAGGTGCAACACTTGGACTAGACATCCCGGCAGCGGCTGATCACCAGTTTGTTGCTGATGGTAACACAAAAGGACGTTTCATTGGTAGCATGCTTAACTATGTATGTATCACAGACGCTCTTTGGCATGTAAGTGGCGTCAACTTTAGTGATGGCACACTCGCAACAGCGTTTACCTAAGTTTTAAACTAACAATATGGCACTCCTTTTTAAGGGGTGCCATTTTTTTTACCTAAAATATAGATTGACTTTTCGCTATGGTTCTGTTACATTATAATAACATCAAGGAGACTATTATGGCAAAAGAAGAAATGTTAAAGAAACATCACTGGCGTTGGGGCGATATAAGATATATTGATCCTGCAACTTCCTATGAATGTAGTGGTGGATTTGATGGCAAACCCAAACACGCTCCTATGAACATGGTTATGGGCACCGCCGATGTAGTTTTAGTTTGTCCTATTTGTCAAACAATGTTTGGTAATTTAGAACGTATGGAAAGCACATCTGTACAATCGAGAATTCGTGAAGCAGAGCGTAATAAAAAAGAAAACGCTAAAACAGTTAAACAAGATCAAGTCACACAAGAAAGTGAACAAGGAACTTTTAAAACACTAGGTGCACCGGGTGTTGAACAACAAGAATCCTTTACTGACAAAATGTTAACTATTATAGACATTTTCAAACGTAAAAAGTGAACAAAGACCTAGCCTTTATATTGGGAAATGGACAAACACGATTACAAGTAAACTGCAAAGGTTTGCTTGATCGTGGTGCCGTGTATGGGTGTAACAGAATATATGAGGAGTTTTCCCCTACTGTACTAGTAAGCACAGACAAAGGCATGGCATACGAAATACAACACACTGGATATAGTAGTAGAAACGTACACTATGTTCGTGAACAATGGAAAATAGAAAATAGTGGCGCAAATATATTACCTAAAGAATACACAGGAATGAGCAGTGGACCTGCTGCACTAGGACTTGCATCAGATACCTGTGCTAATTATTTTTTTCTTATAGGTATGGATCTCAAAGGCATTAACAACACTATTAATAACATATACGCAGGTACAAAAAACTACAAACACAAAGGTGACAGTCCTATATATTTTGGTAACTGGGTAGATCAAATTATAGGTATAATACAGAAGTATCCAACCAAACGTTTTATGCATGTAAATCCTTTAGATAACTTTACAGATGACAAATTTTTGAAATTTGAAAACTTTGAAACAATCACATTGGCGGAGTTCAATGGGATGATAAATAATACAAGTTAAGGATTACTATAATGAGTCAAACAAAAAGTATTACAGGCGACTACACTATTACAGGTACAGGTAGTTTACGATCTGGCTTTGGAGAAGCAGTTTTTAGTGCTCCTCCTTTTGTTCCTGGATTCCAAGAACGTATAGGTGTTCATGTTCTTGATAATCATACTGCTATGCATGAAGCCATTTTTGGAAATATAGGTACAGATACGCACATTTGGGAACAGGATACAGATAATTCAGGAACCTTAACGGCTGCTACAGGAACAGATTTGTTGGATGGCGGATTTACATTAGCCACAGGCGGCACTAGCGGACACCAAACTGCAATATCAACAGCACCAGCAAAATATACTTGTGTTGCAAATAAACCATGGTGGGTTAAAACAAGATTTAATCTTAATGACCATGATGGTGTAGAATTCTTTTTCGGTTTGACTGAAAGATTAGCAGACGTAGATAGTTTTCATCTTACCGCTGCAGGAGCAGGAACAGATCGCGTTGGTTTTGTAAAAGCAGCGCACAATGCTGATGCTGTAACCTTTGCTGCAACTAAAAATAGTGGCGGCACAATTTCAACAGCACTTGATACAGCGCAAACGTATGATGCAGATCTTAGTGTATTAAGTCTCGGTATTCACTGGGACGGCACTGCTATTAAGTTTTATGCCAACAAAGTTGCTACCACAGTAACTCCAGGCGATATGGCATTAGTACATACATACACAACCGCAGCAGGTATACCAGATGATTCTAATATGAGATTATG